AATGGCAACATGCTCCCGCTCAAAGACGCGGGTGCTTTTGCAAACACATCAAACGGAAAGGAGGATTCCGATGAAGAAGTTCTGGAAGTGGAAGAACAAGGCGGTAACGAATCAGGACAACCAGGAGACGGTGACGGAGAGAACTCTGTTTCTGAACGGCACAATCGCCGAGGAAAGCTGGTTTGATGATGATGTTACCCCGCAGCTCTTCAAAGACGAACTGAATGCCGGAAGCGGAGACATTACCGTCTGGATCAATTCTCCTGGCGGTGACTGCGTAGCAGCGGCCCAGATCTACAACATGCTGATGGATTACAAAGGAAACGTCACAGTGAAGATCGATGGGATCGCGGCATCTGCAGCCAGCGTCATCGCTATGGCAGGAACAAAGGTCTGTGTATCACCGGTTTCCATGATGATGATACATAACCCTGCAACCATCGCATTCGGGGATTCGGCCGAGATGCAGAAAGCCATCGATATGCTTGCCTCAGTAAAAGACAGCATCATCAATGCTTACGAAATTAAGACCGGTTTATCCCGCACGAAGCTCTCGCACCTTATGGACGCGGAGACCTGGATGGATGCGAACAAAGCGGTAGAGCTGGGCTTTGCTGATGAAGTCATGAAGCGTGGCGAGGCAGATGCCGAGGATCATGATCCGCCGGAAGTATCCATGATGTATTCGGAAGCGAAGGTAGTTAATTCCCTGATGGATAAGATTGCCGAGCGCTGCCGGATAGAGCAGAAACCAACTGAAGACAGTACCAAAGTGAAAGCCGACTCCCTGATGGATCGGCTTAATTTATTGAAAAATTGGAGGTAAATACCATGAGTAAGATTCTTGAAATGATCGAAAAGAGAAACCAGGCGTGGAACACAGCTAAGGCATTCGTGGAGAGCCGCCAGGATAAGGACGGCCTGCTTTCCGAAGCAGATGCCAAGACCTATGCCGAGATGGAGCAGAAGGTCAGAAACTATGGAACGGAGATCGAGAGACTCCAGCAGATGGAGGCAATTGACGCGGAGCTTTCTCGTCCCGTCAATACTCCGATCATCGCAAAGCCGATGTCCGGTGGCCTGAATGATAAGCCGGAGAAGAGAGGCCGTGCATCTGATGAGTACAAGAACGCCATGCTGACTGCACTTCGCACCAACTTCAAGCAGGTGAGCAACGTCCTGCAGGAAGGTGTCGATGCTGACGGTGGCTACCTTGTGCCGGAGGAGTATGACAAGAGGCTCATCGATGTTCTTGAGGAAGAGAACATCATGAGAAGACTGGCAACTCGCATCACTACTTCCGGTGAGCACAAGATCAACATCGCAGCCACCAAGCCTGCTGCTGCCTGGATCGAAGAGGGCGGTGCGCTCACTTTCGGTGATGCAACCTTTGATCAGATCCTGATGGATGCCCACAAGCTCCATGTGGCGATCAAGGTTACGGAAGAGCTTCTTTACGACAATGCCTTCCATCTGGAAAGCTATATCCTCACTCAGTTCGGTAAGGCCCTGGCCAATGCCGAGGAAGATTCCTTCCTCAATGGCGATGGTAACGGAAAGCCGCTGGGACTTTTCGCTGCAACCGGTGGCGGCCATGTGGCTAATACGGTAACGGCGATCAAGGCAGACGACATGATTGATCTGGTTTATTCCCTGAAGCGTCCTTACCGTAAGAAGGCCGGCTTTATCATCAATGATAAAAACCTGGCTGTGATCCGTAAGCTCAAGGATGGCAATCAGGCATATATCTGGCAGCCTTCTTACCAGGCTGGTGAGCCGGACCGTATTCTGGGCTATCCGGTTTACACTTCTGCATTTGCACCGGAAGATGCGATTTCCTTCGGCGATTACAGCTACTACAACATCGGCGATCGTGGTAACCGTTCCTTTGCTGAGCTCCGTGAGCTTTTCGCTGGCAACGGCATGATCGGCTATGTTGCCAAGGAGCGTGTTGACGGCAAGCTGATCCTTCCGGAAGCCGTGCAGATCCTGAAGATCGGAAAGGCATCTGGTAACTAAGTGATACGGAGGCGGGGCCAAGTGCTCCGCCTTTAACGACTGTGAGGTGAGGACATGATCATAACGCTGGATGAAATGAAAACTTATCTGAGGGTGGACTACTCCGAAGATGATGCGCTCATTGAAAGCATGATCTCCTCTGCTCAGCAGCTGTGCATGGATGTCGCAAGGATCGACGATGCTGAGAAATTTGAAGGGTTATCCGGAGCGAAGATCGCGGTGATGTATGCGGTGGCTTATCTGTATGAGCACCGGGAAGAAGCAGATCACCACGAGCTGACTCTAACGCTTAGGTCCCTCCTTTTTGGCATCCGGGAAGGAGATTATTTCTGATGGATATAGCAGCGATGAATGTCCGAGTGATGATCCAGAAAAATGCGGTCGTCACAGATAAGTACGGGAATCATAAAAATGCCTGGACGGATTACTTCTCCTGCTATGCAACCATCAGTGGAGAGACCGGCCAGGAACAGGCCATCGTCGGTGAGACGGTCGAAAACACGGATATGAATGTAACGGTCCGTTTCTGTAAGGAGACAGCGGCAGTGACTTCAACCGGATATCGTATCGTGTTTGCCGGTGAGACCTATGACATCCTGGCCGTGGATCACCTGAACTATAAGAAGCGCGGGATCAAGTTCCGCTGCCGGAAAGTGAGGCGATGACATGGCCGGAAAGAAAGTGTCTGTTGATCAGCTTGCGGATGCTGTGGCTGAGATGCTGGATGAGTATGCCGAGACGACTGAGCAGAATATGAAGAAGGCTGTAAAAGATGCCGGCAATACAGTAAAGAAGGCAATCGGAGCAGGGGCGCCTGTGAAGACCGGAAAGTATGCCAAGAGCTGGTCCGTCAAGAATACAAAAGAAACCTCGCACGCACTGGAGGTTACGGTGTATTCGAGAAACCGGTATCAGCTTGCACATCTTCTTGAGCATGGGCATGCGAAGAGAAACGGCGGCAGGACACGCGCCATTCCTCATATCGCACCGGCTGAGCAGCAGGGCATCGAGCAGCTTGAGCGGGATATCGAAAGGAGCCTACGAAGTGGATAAGTTACTGGAACTGATCGCGGAGATGGGGATTCCTTCTGCTTACGATCACTTTGCGGAAGGGGAATCACCTGATCCGCCTTTTATCACATACCTTCTCCCAGGGAGCGATAACTTTCCTGCGGACGGAAAGGTCTACTTCCGGATTACGGAAGTGCATATCGAGCTGTACACCGACGAAAAGAACCCGGAGGTGGAACGGCAGGTCGAGGCTGTGCTGGATCGGCACGGCATTTTTTATGACAAAACAGAGGTCTGGATCGAGACTGAGAAACTGTATGAGGTTCTTTATTCATTTGAAATGGAGGATTAAGACATGGGTAATAAGGTCAAATACAATTTGAAAAATGTTCATGCCGCCAAGCTCACGGAGACCGTGACAAACGGTGTGACTTCGTTTTCCTACGGCACTCCGAAGGCGATCCCGGGTGCAGTCAGCATTTCCCTGGATGCCGAAGGTGAATCCAGCCCGTTCTATGCAGACGGCATTGTTTACTTCCGTTCTGTGACCAACAACGGGTATTCGGGTGATCTTGAGATGGCGCTGGTACCGGAGTGGTTCCGCACAGAGATTCTGCAGGAGCAGCTGGATAGCAAGGGCGTTCTTATTGAGAAGAGCGACAATCGCGAGAGCGTGAAGTTCGCACTGCTCTTTGAGTTCGACGGTGATATCAACTGCATCCGTCACGTGCTGTATAACTGCACCTCTTCCCGTCCGTCCATCGAGTCGGAAACGAAAGAGGACACCATCGAGCCGGGCACTGAGAAGCTGTCCATTACAGCTGATCCAAGAGCCGATGGCCTGGTCAAAGCCCGCACTGGCGACACGACAGATGCTGCTACTTATGACGGCTGGTACTCTGCTGTCTACCTGCCTACAGAGGCAGCAACGCCTAAAGCCAGCACCAGCACGAAATAAGGAGGCCGACCATGATTGAACGCACAATTGAGATTTCTGGCAAGCAGGTACCGTTTCGCTCTTCGGCGACGGTGCCTCGCCTTTACCGGGCAAAGTTTAAGAGAGAT